ACTCGAACCAGACGAACCAGATGAACCAGATGAACCAGATGAACCGCTACTTCCAGAACTACCACTAGTTCCTGCGGTTCCACTCGAACCAGACGAACCAGATGAACCAGATGAACCAGATGAACCAGATGAACCAGATGAACCAGATGAACCAGATGAACCAGATGAACCAGATGAACCGCTACTTCCAGAACTACCACTAGTTCCTGCGGTTCCACTCGAACCAGACGAACCAGATGAACCAGACGAACCAGATGAACCAGATGAACCGCTACTTCCAGAACTACCACTAGTTCCTGCGGTTCCACTCGAACCAGACGAACCACTTGACCCAGAAGAACCACTAGTTCCACTGGTGCCCGGATCACCTTTGTCACCTGTACGGGCAAACGTTAATACGCAATCATCTCCGTTTGAAAACGGACTCGATGCAGAAAAAGAAATAGAATCTACGTCTATCTTGAAGTAACCTGTTGGTTCAGAATTAGCTCCACTTATTTGATATAAAATGAACTTAGAACTATCATGCAACTTTGTAATTTTTACGTGACCTTTAATAGTTGAACTAGAATCGTCAATAACCCTAAGATAATCTTGAATATCTGTACCGTCTAGATCTTCATCATCAATAAAAATTCTATCGGCAGATGTTTGGGTTCCTGAATTTAACCTAAAGTTGCCAGAACCCGGGTCTGAATCTGTTGTTGTGCTATCAAAATTATATTTAAAAGCAGCACCACCAAAATTACCATCTTGACCAGACGAACCAGATGAACCGCTACTTCCAGAACTACCACTAGTTCCTGCAGTTCCGCTCGAACCAGACGAACCACTACTTCCAGATGATCCGCTTGTTCCTGCAGTTCCACTCGAACCAGACGAACCAGATGAACCGCTACTTCCAGAACTACCACTAGTTCCTGCGGTTCCACTCGAACCAGACGAACCAGATGAACCGCTACTTCCAGAACTACCACTAGTTCCTGCGGTTCCACTCGAACCAGACGAACCAGATGAACCAGATGAACCAGATGAACCAGATGAACCGCTACTCCCAGATGACCCACTTGTTCCTGCAGTTCCACTCGAACCAGACGAACCAGACGAACCAGATGAACCAGATGAACCAGATGAACCGCTACTCCCAGATGACCCACTTGTTCCTGCGGTTCCACTCGAACCAGACGAACCAGATGAACCGCTACTTCCAGAACTACCACTAGTTCCAGATGACCCATTCGTTCCTGCAGTTCCACTCGAACCAGACGAACCGCTACTTCCAGAACTACCACTAGTTCCAGATGATCCACTTGTTCCTGCAGTTCCACTCGAACCAGACGAACCAGATGAACCGCTACTTCCAGAACTACCACTAGTTCCTGCGGTTCCACTTGAACCAGACGAACCACTTGAACCAGACGAACCACTTGACCCAGAAGAACCACTAGTTCCACTAGTACCCGGATCACCTTTGTCACCTGTACGGGCAAACGTTAATACGCAATCATCTCCGTTTGAAAAAGGATTAGTTTCTGAACTATCGATAGGAGAAACTGTAAATCTAAAATAACCAGCGTTTTCAGAAATAGCAGTTGTAATTGCAAACATTATAAAAGTAGAAGCGTCGTATAGTTTACTTACTTTTACATGACCTTTAATTGCAGATGTAGAATCATCTATAGTGCGAATATATTCTTGAATATCTGTTCCATTTAAGTCTACATCATCAATATTAATTCTAGTAGATGAATTTTGAGCAACAGAATTAAATAGAAAATTACCGCTACCCGGATCTGTGTCAGTTATCGTTGTTAAAAAATTATACTTAAAAGAAGCGCCGCCAAAATTACCAGTTTGACCTGATGAACCACTTGATCCAGATGAACCGCTACTTCCAGAACTACCACTAGTTCCTGAGGTTCCACTCGAACCAGATGATCCACTTGTTCCTGCAGTTCCACTCGAACCAGACGAACCAGATGAACCGCTACTTCCAGAACTACCACTAGTTCCAGATGATCCACTTGTTCCAGATGTTCCAGATGTGCCTGAAGAACCTGAAGTTCCTGATGAACCATCAGTTCCTGATGAACCATCAGTTCCTGATGAACCATTAGTTCCAGAGCTGCCACTAGTCCCAGATGATCCAGTAATTCCAGAACTACCACTAGTTCCAGATGATCCACTTGTTCCAGACGTTCCAGATGCGCCTGATGAACCATCAGTTCCTGATGAACCATTAGTTCCTGATGAACCATTAGTTCCTGAGCTGCCACTAGTCCCAGACGATCCACTTGTTCCTGCAGTTCCACTTGTTCCAGATGTACCAGAAGAGCCACTAGTCCCAGAGCTACCGGCAGGACCCTTCTCTACCGAAGAAGTAGTAACAGTAGATCTCGGTGTTAAATTAACATCGATTTGATTACTACTTGACGATACATTTACATCAATTTCTCCCATATCATTATAAGTGTGTTACATCAGGTAAAACATTTAGTCTAAATTCGAAAAGAGTTACATCTTTTATACCGGGAGCAAAAAAATGAATATCTCCATATAAATTTATAGGAGGAAAAGCCTTCGTATTGCTAGCAGGTATATCAAAAAATACAGACGCACTTAAATCTCCCGCTGAAGTTACGGTAGGGATAAATTGATAAATCAAGCTGCCATCAGGATGACTTCTGATTTGACCAGTACAGGTCAAAGCTGTAAAATCATCTGTAGCAGATGTTAAATTAATTGTTTGGGTACCAAGTGTATCTCCTCGAATTATAGTAAGTTGTGTTGCCACATTCTACTTTACACTTAATACAATAAAAAAAGAAGAATAACTAAATTTCTCCTAATATTTTTATGACTTTTTGATGCTCAGGGTCATTAGGATCCAACTTTAAAGCTGGGTTCTCAACTGACATAGCTATTGTAGGTTTATGAGTAGATTTAAATTCTCTTAATAATTTACTTTTAATATCCATTCTCGAACCGCTAGCAAAAATGCCAATTTTTTCGCACATATGCTGCATGTCAATTAACGTCATCTCACTTAATTTTTCTTTGAAAATTTGTAAATTTGACGTGCCGAAAGGGTTTGACTTTTCTATTCCTAAACACACCTCCAACTCTCTTACTCTAGCTATATCAGGATCTTCATGAACTTTGCCGTCAGCAAAATTTAAATCGTCTAATTCAGACTTCTTCTTGGACTTAGTAATTTTTTTAGCCATATATATATTATAAAGTTAAAATTGAAAATTCAATAAAAAAGGGTGCTGCCCTTTCAGGCAGCACCCATGTAGTGGATCTGATTGATATTAAACGATAAGACCAATGAGAGCGCGAGTATCAAGAACCATACGTCCCTCTTCGAGAGCTCCAAAGTAACCAATTTTACCTTGGCGAATGGTATATTGATCGTCAGCCTGTAAGTTGAATTCAGAACCTGTGTCAGAATCAACTGCTACCGCACGAATAAGAGAATCGCGAGATCTGTCAAGACCGACAACAACCTGTTCACTTGCTTGAGCAAAAGTGGTTCCACCACCAGCTACTGTATGAGCAGCATAGGTTGTAGCAGCACCACCGACAGAAGAGAAGATAGTGTTGAATTTCTTGCCATCACCTAATTCCAATATTTCCATAATAGAAACACCATAAAACTCAGGTAAACCTCCAGAATTAAATAATTCCTGACGAATTGCCTCTGGAGCTGTGATTGAGTCATCACCGGCTGCAGGAGCAGCTGTCAAATTAGGCCCTTTTGTTGAAATAGGATTATAAGCCATTCCACGAATTTGCTCGACAATTTCAGGAGAAACAATGAGATCTGTTAAACCTCTACGAGCTCCAGAAGGAGTTCCCCCAACGAATGAAGAGTTAATTCTCTTAATCTTGGTGAACATTTTATTTAAATCGTCAAGAACGAAACGGTTAGCAGCAGCAGAACGGAAAACATGCAAGTTATCTGTTGCTGTAGCGCTGTTACCCGTAGAAGCCGTTGCTAATGCAGTCATAAGAAGATTAGCAGATGTTCTTTCTTGCTTCAACATAACTTCTTGAGCTACGCGAGTGAAAGATTTGCTAACGACATCAAGGCGACTCTTAGCGGCATACTTCTTGTCAAAAGCAACAGCGCTATCTAAACGATAAGTTGCGATTTTGAGCTCAGAAGCTGTTGGCTGAACGATATTTTGAGGAAGACCTCCTGCAACGGATTGACTATAAACTTTGATATAATCTTCATCGAAAATATCATAGTATAAATCAAGAGGAATTGAAGGGTTGTCTTCAGCGTTGAATTGTAAACTTGTGAATAAGTTAGAAACGGTTGGAGCGTTGTTAATGACTTCAGCTAAGACCGGACCAATGAATTCAGCCAAAGCTACTTGAGCGTCATAGGCTACCTCACGATTCTTGGATGCTAAAGCTTTAATTAGCTCAACCTGTTCGTCTGTTCTCTTTAAAACTATTTTCATATTATATATTAATAAAGCCTTTCTAATTACAAGGAGGTTGGGTTAACACAATCAATTTGAACCAAAGCGTATTTACCAGTAGTAGTTCCAGCGAACTGATCGCTTTGACCGTTAGAGGAAACACGTTGTCCAGTACCTAAAATTCTACCGACGATTGTATAATCACCAGTGAACGGACCAGCATTACTAGCTAATAAACCACTTACTTTGCCAGCGTTGCTTGAAACAACAAGATGCGAATTGGGAGTCATGCTACTGTCAGCCCAATCAACTGCATCATCGGTTAATGTAAACATACCTCTTGTGGCAACAGGAGAAGCCTGACCACTTAAAACCGCTTGTAACTCTGCAGCTTTAACAGGATTATATAGAAGTTTCTCTCCATTCTCATCTTGTTGAAGAGTCTGATTTAACGTAATACCGAGGACAGGTTCTCCTGCAGTAGCCGTTGTAAATTTAAGAGGAACTTCTGGGTATTGTGCTGCGCCAACAAAAGGATAATCAGTTTTACCTAAATATCCGTTTGTAGCATAAGTAATTGGATCGGAATCCAAATTACCAGCTGATACCTTAACGAACACACCTGCGGAACCCGCTCCATTTGTAGATGGACTGGTATCAGCAGTGTTGCTGGCAAACAAGTTGATTACATCTTGTTCGCTATATTGTCTGAATGGTAATAATCTTAGTGCCATAACCTTTAAAAATTAATTGTTATATTTTCTTTTGAAAAAGCCTTACTTAATTTATCTTTCCAAGAAACCTTCTCTTCAGTAGGCTCAATGTTCTGAGCAGGTAAAGAAGCTTCTTCAGTTTGAGCGTTTGCTAATGCAGTTTCAACTTCGACTTCAGGAGTTTCAGTTTTTTCTGCAGTTGCTTCTACGACTTCAATTTCTTCAGTCTTCTGAATACGCTTAGCTAATTCAGCTTCTAATCTTTCTTGGAAAATCTTTTCTTGCTCATCTTTAAAAGCTTTACTCTTGTGACGATAAATCACAGTTAGCTTTTCTTGATAAGAAGCAAAAGCTTCTTCTGAGCTATCTAAAGTGTTTAATTCTTCAGCTAACAACTTACGGTCAGCGTCGTCAAAATCATATTCTGTATCAAGGGTACTCATTCTGGAACTAAATAATTCCTGAGCAGCCTGTGCAGAAAGAATAGATTCTAACTCGTTAATTTTAGAAAAAGCGCTATCTAACTTTTCATCGTTTTCAGCTAAGCTTTTTTTCAACTCTTCAGCTTCGGCAACTGCTGTCGCTTTAGCTTCTTCAGCTGAAAGAATTTGAGACTGAATTTCTTCACTCTTTTCTTTAATGCTTTCAGCGATTTTTGCAGAGATGCTAGCAACTGCCTCTTCACTGAATGATTCTTTCGTCTGCTTTTCAGCAAGGACGGTCTTTAAATCTGATAATATCTGTTCTAGATCCATAATATTAGTTTTGGTTGTATTTACAGGCTTTTTTTCTTTTTGTGAAAAATTTTCACGAATTTTTAATACTTCAGGTGTATTAAATTCACCGTCTTTATCATTCGCTTTGTTTTTATCCATTGTGTCTTGAGCTGCATCATCAATAATTACACCATTTACATTTGCCGCAGGATTGGTCGTGAAACCGATGCCCAACGGATAAATTCGTCCAGTTACGAGACGATAAACTGGAATCCCATCATCTGTAAATCCAGTTCCGTCAAAACCTCGTAAGTACTTTTTAAATTCATTTATTTGCTCTTCTTTAGTAATAATCTCAGCCTCATGAAGCTTATCGCTACCCAAGGCGATATTATAATTATTAAATCCTATCTCCCAGCTTGCGCTTATTTTTTGATATAAGTTTGAATCAGGATTATTAGATTCTAAAAGTGCTTCAGCAAAATCTTTATCTACAGTTTTGTAAACAACGGCAGCTAAAGCGATATTAAAAGGATCTAACGACCCCTTGACATCTTCGTCTGTTAAAATCTTATTTTCTCCGAAAGAAGAAAAAGCGGAATTAACAATATGACCTACTACTTTTTGTTTTTTATGTTCTATATTAGTAGGTTTATGCGTAAAATAATTTTTAAATTCAATAGCGGTATCAGTATCAATTCCATCTCCGTTTTTATTAAATGCATTGACTACTGCTCCGTTAAAAGCAGCGCCAATTAAATCTACATTTTTTTCTAAGTTAACAGATTTAGGAATTAACCCCTTGATAGGCTCTAATGATGCTTGCGACAACAATAAATTATTATCAAAATTTATTGAAGCAGTCACAACATTATTGAACCGCGTCTTGTACTTATACATAGTAATTGTTACACTTATTTTTTATTACTGTGATATAATAAAGCGGCTGCATAGGTATTTAAATCGTGCTGTGCAGCCAGATCTTGCACAGCTTTCATCACGCCCAACTTATCTAAAGTAGACGGATCTTTTAAAACCGTTTCAGCTGCATCTTTCCAGTTAGTACTTTCTGAACCTATAATAATAGCTTCACTAACATTTTCAGCTAACTTCTTTTGATCTTTTGTTAAGCGTTTTTTATTATATTTTTGTTTCAATAAAGTCTGGACATCAGAATACAATCCTTTAGTTAAATCAAAAACTTCCGCAATAGCTTCTCTTGAATAAACATCAGCTTTAATTGCCCCAACTGGACGACCTCTTTCATTTGGCACTTTATTTTTTACTGGAGGTACTTTTTCAGAGCTTTTTTCTTCGGGAACTTCCTCAACATCACTCCCCATTGGAGGGGCTATAGAAGGGACGCCTCCTATAATAGGATTATAGAATCCTTTCTTTCTTTGCTCAACAAATTTTTCTTGAGCAGCAGCGAGCTCTTCTCCAGAAGGATAAATACCAGTTTCGATAACTCTAATACCTTCTTCAGGGGGCAAGATGCCTAATTCCATCATTCTGGTTACAACTCTATTAAATTGCGTTTCATCTTTAATAGACACTTCTTCAAACTTAGCTAGAGGACATTTACCTTTAAAGCCTAAGTTTTTAAATATCAATTCCATTTCTGGTTGCAAGAAATCATTTAAGAAAGCATTTCTAGCCTCTCGCAATCTCTCAAAAAATACCTGAGCTTTAACTGTTGTATTTGCAAACTTCTCAGAACCAATTAAAATATTCTGTAGACCTTCTTTAATATCTTCGTTAACAATTTTATATTTCTCATACCCCAATACTTTATTCATATCAGGAATGATAAAATCAGCTTTTGTTGTGTAATCCGCAACAAGGACGCGACCAACAGATTGATTACTCAATAGAGATTGCATTGCGGAAATATTTTTATGATTAATGCCACCTTTATCAGGGGTATTACCTAAAGTGATTAAAAGAATAACATTTTCAATTGTACGACAGATCGCTTGATCTATCTTTTTCATTTCTAACTTAAAGTTAATATCATCCAAAACGGCAAAGCCAAACGGCACAGCAAATGGCTCATAATCTTGTTTCTTATAAAAAGAATAAATAACATCAGTAGGATTTAATTGTATTTTTAAACCATCTACAGACCATTGACCGTTTTTAATTTTATCTCTAGACTCTGCATCTAAACTTTCAAAAATTATTTTATCCTGTTCATTTTTTGGATTCTGTAATCTTTCTAATTCATACTCAGAAAGAACCTTTTCATATACAACCTGTTTCCAAGATGTAGATCTATTTGCCACAAGAAAAAATGGATTTAAGAGGGTATACTGTACAGGAATAGAGTTTTTGACATTGTAAGAAGTAGGGTAATTATAAATCTTTTCAACGTTATCGTAAGATAGATCATCAGCATTAGCATAAGATTTTAAGATAGATTGAAAATCATCTAACGAAAATTTAGCATTTAATTTATAAAAAAAGATATTTCCGCTACGATAATATTCCCTGAAGTATTGATCTTTTACTTTCCAAATTTTTATATACCTCATCCACTTGCTGAAAAAGTCTCTAGCTTTTGCGCTGCCGCCCTCTAAGTTTATTTCGGCATTAGAAAATTCAGACATAATGTCTACAGCATTTCTAAATATAGCAACATTAGCATATGCTTTTTGACATAATTCAATAGCATCCCTTACGTTGTAACCATTAATTGACGACTCAAATGGCAACAAACCTTCTCTAATATTAGCGTATTTATTAAATTTAGGCTGAGTAGATATCCTGTTTCTTCTTGTTGAAGTCGAAGATTCTCCTCCATTTCTAGAATAATTAGCTTTGCTGTCAAAGCTATAAAAAGGATCGCCTAACAATTGAGGCTCAGAAGGGTTTTTTTGGACTAGACTTTCTAAAGAAGTATTGTCACTTTCATTACCAGATGAAAATTTATCCCAATAATTTGATTTTTTTGTATATTTTCTAGGCATGTCTATATTATAGTTACACTAAGCAACTTTCAAAGTGACTTTTAAACTTTTCTTTTTTAAAAAGAATATAGAAATACATTATTATTTCCAGTAAAAACTATATCATCATGCCTAGTCCAACTTTTTTCTATTAAAAAGTCATGACAATCCATACCTTTGCCTACTGTTTTATCGTTTGTCTGAAAAATCTCTTTTCTACCATCAGGAAAAAATAATTCCACCCATGTATTCGGCATATAATTATCGTCTATAGCTATAAAGGAGTTATTATTGACCCTATAAAAAAAAGAAATTAATTCACTCAAGTGATGAGAGGAAGATGGTTTTGGATTATGCAGGTCTAACTCATAAGAATCTAAAAAAAACAAATCTATAGAATTGATAAAAGAATCAGGCATTCCTGAAATACTCTTAACACTATCAGCACAAACATGATCTATTACATCTAAATATTCTTTATTGTATTTTTTAGATAATTTTATATGACCGTAATCATTATCTATTGTAGTTAATGTGCCTCCAAAATAATTTTTAATAAACTTAGCAAAAACATTAGTGAAACCTATTTTTCCAGAAAACTGCGTTCCCGTTTCCAAAATGTTAATCGGCCTATTTAAAGACTCAAAATACTGAAAACATTTATAAAGGAATTGCTTTCTTGATTCAGTAAAAGAACAATTTTCTATTTCTTCTATAATCTTACTCATAAAATAAAAGGCGTAAAAGAAGAATCTAGCTCTTCTTTTTTAAACGACTGCATATCATAATAAACTCTTGCCATCCAATTTGAAAGTATTAAAGCGGAATAGCTATCTTTTCTTGGTTTATCCGGCCCAGTCTTTCTTTTTAAATTGGGAGGTAAATCAAAACTTTGTGTACCTTGGGCTGTTGTAGTTATTTGTATTAATGCGCACTCAGTCTTGGTCAAAAGTATCATATCTGTTAAATGCTCCACAAAATCAATCATTTTAGCTTCTTCGTTTTGTTTGTCAGAATCCGCCATATTAGAAAACTTCATATTTAATATGCCTATTTTCTTTTTAGATTGAGTTCTAAAATTTTGATCTATAGCTCTACTTCCAAAAAATATTCTTCTATGATCGAAATTTGCTTGCAGCAATTCATTAGCGGTTCTGATCCAACTCGATGTAGGTTTTCTTAAAAAAACATATTTATAATTAGATTTATTATATTCATTTTTTGCAGAAAGTAAATTTTGAGGATAATCTTCTGGTTTTTCAAATTCTGTGGTTATTTGTTTCAAGTCAATTCCTTCGCTTTTAAACAATTCACTTTCATTACAAGAATTCATAAACTGCACTCCGCCATTATAATCCATGCAAACAGCTACAATATTAAAGTTCTTTAAAATATATAAGAAATATTTAATATGATCCCTTAATGAACTACCCGATAAAGCGTATGAATGAACTAATGTGCTTATTTGTTTTTCTCTATTCAGCTTTAAAACTTGTATTGCGAAATCATCTGAAGATTCTGTTTCTGACCACGAAGGGTCAACTGCTACAATATATTCGGCTTCTGCTTTACCAACCACCTCAACAGAAGGTGACTCTCCATCAGGAACGGTACATAATGCCATTTTAGATATTTTAAAATACCCAGAACTATCATCAGTGAATTGAGCACCAAACTCTCTCATAAATTGAGATTCACTCATAGTAGCTTTCGCTTGATTAATTAGATTTTGATCATACAACTGCACAGGCGCACAATCATAACTAAACTGCATTACACATCGACGAGTTCTTTCCTTATTTCTTGGATTAGAAATTAAATTTTCATATTGTTCATATAACTTATATAAATATTCAAATTTAAAAGAAGCAGATGAAAGAGCTATCAGTTTGTTATTCGGCCATTGATGTCTATCTTTTTCTTCCATTTTGCCCTGCTTAATTAAATTATTCTCCGCTTGATACAGCTCTTCTCTTTGTGTAGGGTTCTGCACAACGGACAAAAATGGCACTATAACTTCATTATAAATGCGTTCAGGCATCAACAGGAACTCGTCGATAATAATGCGATGAAAACGGAAGCCTCGCAGTTTTTCACCATCACCCAAGGGTAGCGCCCGAATACGGCTTTTGCCTATTTCCATTACCCACTCATCATTACTTTTTGAAACGTGAGTAATACATTGCTTTAGTAAATAAGCTTCTGGCTTTGCGGCGATATCTTCGATTTTTTTAAAAATCATTTTAGATTGCCGGAAAGATCTGGAAAGAATACCTGTTTCAACCCCTTGATTTAAAATGGCGTCTAAAACGGCATAAATTCCAGTTGTATAACTTTTACTCATACCGCGAGACCATACTCCTAAAAAATAATCACTTTCCAACATGCTTTTAATGGCCATATGTTGAAATGGGAATAATTGAACACCAGTGATTAAATCTGTAGCAAAAGTTGTGTTATTTCTTAAAAATTCATAAAATAAAAGTTTAGCTTCTCTCTCTTCTAAGAAGCCCTTCTTTTTTAAAAGATCTTCATTGCTAATGAATTCTTTTTTTCTTGGTATTTGATTACCTGTCTCCCAACTCATGATCTAAATAATATTGAATATCGACACTCCACAACCGATCCCCCAAATAAAGAAGTCTCGGTATAATGTCTAAAGATTTTTCTCTGTTTCCAGTAAAAATAAATTGAACGTTTCTTGGGTACTTATGACTTAAGCACCTCATATTATGAAATACATATTCTAAACTTGTCTTTCTTCTAAATTTCTTGTGATTAGATTTTATTTTATCAATAGTAGTTTCTATAACCACAAACAAATAACTATTTAATTGAACAGCTTTCTCAATTTCTCTCTCAAAACGCGAAACACCAGAAGCTAAAGTCCCTAAAAAATCTGTTTCACTTTTTCTATCAATGTAAGTATAAGTATAGTCGCCATCATTGTTTATATAGTCCCCAATATATAACTTTTCTTTTTTAGTTTTTTTAAAAGGTAATGGATCCTGTTCTCTTGTGTCAATTAAGATTTCAAACTCTGGAATTTCTTTGTCATAAAAATCAAATGGCATGGGCCTGTTAAAAAGAGGCTCTTCATTTATCTCTTTACAAGCTTTACTGTAAGATTTAAAATGTTTTTTAAAAATATTAACTGGAGGCAAACCTAAAGTTTTTAATTCATTATGAAACGGGGCGTATTCATATTTTTTATCTTCAATTCTTTTCGATAACAGCTCCAAACATTTTGTTTTCACTAAAACCGAGGCAGCATTTTTTTCCCATATAAGAAATTCATTTAAGTCAATAAACTCTCTTTCAAAATAATCTTTTTTATTTGTAAACGGAATTTGTTTTTTATAATGCAGTGAATACCTTGGATAATACCTGCAATAATATTCGGCCTGATAAAGGCCATGTTTTTTTAAATGAGCATGAAACGATTTATCAGATTCAAATTCTTGATTACATATTTGACACTGATTCATATAGCATCTTCTTTGGACACACCTAAAATCCTAGCTTTCCAAGAAGACATAGATTCAAATTTATCAGCTTCCTCCTGAATAGCTTGTTTCTGTAAATCAGCTATTTGAATCATCATTTGCCTTTCTTTTTCGTCTTGAAAAAGTTCAACTAGATTCAAAATAGAAGCATTCTTCTGATGATGCTTGTCGATTCTTTTAGCTCTTTCGCCATTTAATTTTTGAATGCTCTGATCAATGCGCTTAGCGCATTGGTTATACTCCTCACTTATAGTTTTTAAAATTTCTGTGAGACGAATCGTTAAATCATTTTGCTCTTGAGTTTCATTAAACATTTCATTAACTTTATTTTTCTTTATATCAATTTGTCTCAAATTAATATAATCCATGCAAACATTTATATATAAGTTTATTTCATCTATCGTCAGATCCGGCTTATCCCAAATAGACCGAACGAATTCCGCCTCAAAAAGATCCTTATCACTAGAGCTTCCGTATGAATCATAGTTTCCAACAAAGCGTGGGCTTGCTAAATAAACTAATAATTTTTCTAAAAATTTTCTATGCTGCAATGAAAGTTTTTCTTCGTTCAGGTTCTGCCCACACCATTTATTTACTTTATTTAAAACGGTTTTTAAAGATCGGGGCACAGAATATTTTTGATTAACTCCCGATTCTGACTCAACTAAAAATTGAGGGTATTTTTCTTTTATGTATTTATGTACCGCTCTGTATTCAGCAGTAACATGAATATTTAAATTCTCAACGCCTTGAAACTTTTGATTAAAAATTAATTCAGTTATCTGTTTGGGACTCATACCCGATTCAACATTCTGATCTATAAATTCAGATTGAGCTTCAGTTAAAATTTCTTTGACATGAGAAAATCTAGCTTTCTTTTTCTTTTTTATAAGCCCTACTTCTACGAGATAATCCCTGACAAACCTAGATTCTTTTGATCTACCAGTTAGATTTTCTTTATTGTGCAAAAGGTTAGCTATGACCACATAGTCATTCAAACCTTCTTCAATTTTTTTATTGATAAAAATTTTGTCTTTTTCACTTAACATGTCATGATGAAAACAAATCGTTTTCCTTTATTATGGTTTTTGCTTTTTCATAAAGCATTTTTTTTAAATTTTTTATTTGTTTATATCCAGCTTTTCTTCCACTCTCATTTGTTTTAAACTTTAATATTTTAGCGACATCTTCATCATTTAAATTATCAATAAAAAACATTTTATATATAAAGAACTGTTTGTTAGTTAAAGCCCTTTTCATTAACGAATGCAATTTTTGCTCAGCAGAAGCGTAATCCTGAATACTAGATCCCTCAAAGCTCATATAATAATTCTGATGATTCTCTAAACTAACAGTCATCTTTATATCATATGCTGGTTTTTTTAATTTTTCCCATTTAGCATATAAAGGGCATTCATTACATTGAGTTTTGCTTGGTGTAAAACCGCATGAGTTTTCATAAACTATTTCAATACCTTTACTAGTATTAAATGGACATGATAAACAAGGTTTAGCGAAAGAAGTATAATTATTACGTATAATATTTCTTATCTGATTTGTAGCTATCCTGTTAACCCAAGGTTCTATAGGCCTAGACTGATCCCAAAGATGCCATTTTTTATAGATGTGTAGTTTTATTACCTGTTCAATATCTTCAAAATCAAACCAAGTTATCGCTCTAAGCCTCCATTTAGATCTTCTTTTTTTTATTACTTCATCAATTTTTTCATACATTTCTTCAAAATTTTTCTTTTTAACTTTCATCTATATCTTTTATTACCCTAGGAGCACATTCTTTTAATGATTGAGCTAAATATTCTTCGCGAGTTAAATCTTGAACCTGATCTACAGGTCTATCTAACCTATCAGAATTACCTACAGGAGATGCATTAAAAAGTTCTTTTGCGCTAAATTTATTATTACCTCCATCTTGTATTTCATATGCTAATCTAGAAGGCCTCCTGAAAGAACTATCTTCTAATTCTATTTGTGGATTTACCTCTTGAATCACTTTTTTTTGTGGAGCAAAACTGGATAAAGCGTTACCACACGAAGAACAAAATTTAGAACCTGCGCTGCTTTTAGCTCCGCATTGAGAACAATAAATAATACTCATTGATATATTATATGTGATTTAATTCATTTATCTAATTTCTTAAATACGTTAACTATATATTTTAATATTTCGCTTCTAACAATATCTTTTTCATCAAATTCAAAACAGTGAATACCTTTACTTTCACTTTCTTCGCTTTTAAATAAATCGTATATTTTAGTGAATCCAGATTTCATGCCAATGTCTGACTGCATTGAATCACCACAAATAAACATCTTGGTTCCCTCTCCTATACGTGTTAGAAGTGTCACAAGCTCCTTTGTGGAGTAGTTTTGAGCCTCGTCTGCTATGATTACCTTATCGTTCCATGTAGCGCCTCTTAGGAAGTTTACAGGGAACGCCTCTATATATCCTTGATCTTCTAAATATTTAGATTGGGTAACTGGAAGTAATTCGTCTAACTTATCGTACAACGGCATCATGAATGGATTAAATTTTTCATCCACAGTTCCGGGTAAAGAGCCTAGACCTCTTTCTCCCGCTTCTGCTATTGTTCTGATATATTTTATTTCATATTTTGGATTTGAATTTAGTAAATGTAATGCGCAATAAACTGATAAAAACGTTTTTGATGAACCTGCTACCCCATTAATAAAGATTATTTTCGTATCATGCCGGAAAGCTAACTCCACTAAACTTTTTTGTTTTTCTGTTAAATCAAATTTGTTGATTTTCAGTTTAACTTGTCTGAATACATTGTCGTCTAAAACTTCTTTTATTGTCCCTTTTGGTTGCCTACGTTTTTTTGTTGACATATAGTAAAATATATTACACTATATATGTATGATTTTCCACTGTTTAAGTGTCCCTTATACCCCCACTAAAAAAGAAGTGTCCTTGTGCGCTTTTACTCAAAAAGTCTATAAATTTTGTGAAGAAATGACCAAACGTGGCCATACAGTATATCATTATGGGCATGAAGATTCTGAAGTCACATGCACAGAGCACATAACCGTAACAAACAATGAAATTTTAAAAAAAAGTTATCAAGATTTAAATATTTGGAAAACAGAGGGCTTTAATCAAAGCGTTCACACCGAAGCTGTAAAAATTTTTAATGAAAATTGCATTAAAGAATTAAATAATAAAATAAAATCTCCAAATGAATTTATATTATGCTGGTTTGGGTTTGCGCATGAACCCTGCGTCAAAAATTTTAAAAACAAAGCAATAATTGTGGAACCCAGCATCGGATATGATTCAATGTTTGCTGAAATTAAAATGTTTGAAACTTATTCACAAATGCACAAACTCCATGGAGCGTCAAAAACAAATGTGCATTTCAATAAAGAATTTGTAGTTTATCCCGGCTTCAAAAAAGAAGATTTTTTATTTAAAAAACAGAAATCTAATGCAGCTCTTTTTCTAGGTAGAATCACAGACGAGAAAGGAGCTCAAGCTGCATATGATATGTGCAACGCAGCTGGTCAAGAAATATATTTTGCGGGACCAAACACACTAAAACTTAAAGATACAAAATATTGCAAGATGCTTGGTTTTGTAGAACCAGAAGAAAGAAAAAAACTATTGTCTGACGCCAAATTTTTATTAGCTCCAAGTTTTTTTGTCGAACCATGCAACTGGACAGTGATAGAAGCTCAATTTTCAGGCACACCAACTATAACGACAGATTTTGGAGGGTTTACTGAAACAGTTAAGCAGAGTTATACTGGATTTAGATGCTCGACATATCAACAATTTAATTTCGCGATAAGAAAAGGGTTTAAAGAAATTGAGCCTGAAAATTGTCTAAAAAATGCGACCCATAATTTTACCATAGAGATACAATGCAATCATTATGAGATGATATTTAGTCAAATCACACAACAACTCCATTTATAATTATTTCAGTATAATAATCTTTGTTACCCCAATAATAT